AAGGTGCTGATTGGTGCTACTACTGGATTGGTGTCGCCATATTGATACTGGACAGCGTATGTCCCTAAACCATTACTCATTGTATTACTCCTGTGTTAATTGCTTTACTAGATTATCGACGGTCAATTTTGTATCTGGCACTCCGGTGGAGATAGGTTTCTTAGTGTGGAAAGCAACACGCTTTCTATCTTCCACCAAGTTCTTCCAAGAGTCCTGATTGCTACCTATTAAAGTGTCAACAAAGCACTCGGTGATTGCATAAGCAGGTAGCCCAGCCTTGTCACAAATTTCTTTAGCTTTGCCAGTTAATTCATTTCTGTGGGCTTGAATCCTATATGTATCAAGCTCCTCCAACAATTGCCGATAGCCAGCTTCAGGATTTCTCCTCAATGCTTCTTCAGCTTTCTTCTTATCTTCTGCATCACGCATAGGATCATCTTTACCATTTAAATTCTTACCATCAGTTCCCATCTTGTCGCCAAGTTTCTCATGAGATTCTTGTTTCATGTCTTTGTCATCATCATCATCCTTACATTTAGATTCGACAGTAGGATGTTGCGCCAAAGAAGCATCATTCTTTTCTTGCAAATCTAGCAAATCAATTAGCTTGAGAACCTTGTCCTCATCACCAACCACTTCCATAAATTTACCTTTTAAACCAGATACATATTCGGCAAGACTAGCAGGACTATTAGAATAGCTATTGCAACTATTCATGCCTTGACTTCCCTTCTCACCCTCAAAGAAATCCATACCAGACTTCTCTGCTTCCTTCTGGTTTAGAATTTTCTCATCGGTCTTGTCATCATCTTTCTTGTCAGGTACATTATCATCTTCATTCTCAATCTTGATGTTAACCCCTTTGTCAAGCTTTCTGACAAGGTCTTCTTTCTTATCATCACTCATATTATTCTCCAATGATTTTGTGTAATGTTCAAATAAGCCATTAGTAGTGCCCGGATCGGATACCACCTCAACTGCATCAACTGTGTCTATATCAGTAATTGTCTCAAACCCATCCGGTGAGTATTTAGTTTTCGCCGTAATGTTATGACTCAAACCAATAGCTTTAGGGTCATTCTCTGCCCACCACTTAAAACTCTTGGCTAATGGATGCTCTGGGTTATATACCAAATCTCCATAAATACCATCCTGTTCCATCCTTACATTTACAATCCTACCAAACCTATCTTCATATTTTCTAGGTCCTTCTCTGGTAGGATGGTCTATGTTAACAATCGCTGATTCATACTTATGCAGGTTCTTGGCTACAACATCTTTAGGATATACTCTATTGTTTCTCGATACCCATCCCAATACCCTAACATTCTTCAATACATTATTACCCATCACTACCCCTTCGGTAATGATGGCTTTCCCATGCTCATGTAATGTTTTAAATTTGCTCTTCATCATAATTAATAAGTGACTACTCTTCCATTAATTTAGTTTCAAATTGCTTTAATATTACTTTAATTTGCATGGCAGGTAAGTTTGTTAGGTTTGCTATTTCCCTAATCTTATATCCTTCTTTCATGTAAATTATAACAGTCTTATTAGGTTCTTCTAATGAATATATGAAATCATGCAAATCTATTTCTTGCGTGAAGTCATAATCATTCATAACATTATGAACAGGGTAACCGATTCGGAGGCGAGCATTTGAAGTTGCTCTGCTTCCAAGTATTGACCTGTACACTGCACCCCAACACCAGCTTCTGGCATATGCTCCAAGGGTAACACCTCTATTGTTTTCATACTTAGCTGCTCCTTTTAGAAATCCAACCCATGCAGTTTGATAAACATCATCCCACTCTAATTTCTTATCTTTGTTCAACCTAAAGAAATACAAGGCAATTTTAGTGACCAAAGGTGCATAAGCTAATATGTCATCATGCGTCAGGTGGCTTTCTGTCAGCAGCGGCTTCAGCTTCTGCGTCTTGTCCCTTTTCTTGCTCACGCTCCTCCGTATCCAGTTTAGGTTCCATTTCCATGTTCTTTCTTTCTTGCTCCCAATTCAAACCAATCTCATTAGCAATCGTAATCTTACTCTTGATTCCCATATTACTATAAGTCTGGTTAACTCTCGCTTCCATGTCCATGTCCCTTGTCACCACCGTTGGCATCTGAACCTGAATCGTAATGTCCTTGAAAATAGTGTCAGGCAATAAACCAACCTTAGTAGCCAATATCAACTGATTCCATACCAAAGAACGCTCCGGCATTGTCCTGCGCTCACCAAGATATGTAGCCATCATCTTGCCAAATCTTTGGAAAGTTTTAACCGCAGGTGCCTCAGCCACCAAACTACTAGCATAATTGTTATTACTCGCATCAGCACTCAACATTGTTTCCGTTATACCAAACCTACTAGCAATTGCCCTAAGATTAACTTCTAACGTCGCTATCAAATCTTCACTACCTAATGCAAGACTAGGGAACTCCCATTTAATAGTCTCAGGAACTGTAAGTATTGTGCCATATCCATAATGGCTAATTCTAGATTTCTGTCCCGTATTTGGATCAGTAATAGTTGCGTTAGTAGACCTTTCACCTAAATTTTCTACACTTTCTGGTGGGGCATTCTGAATGGTCCTAATAGCAGCAAAACGTGCTCTAGCCTTGGCAATAGTAACCAATGCTTGTGCAACATCTCCACAAGCCCTTAGATTAGCCTGCACAGAATAAGTAGTCGGAAGACCTCTTTTACTATTACTATTAACATTGTTCTTTATATGTATAATCTCATTTGCTGGCACTAATGTAGGTGTCAAATTAAAATAAGGCTGCTCAATTACCCAATAACCCACAATCTCATGTATGTCATGATTGGCGCACTTGATACCAAAGCTTTCATCTGGGAATGTATCATCTTGTGGAGGGCGCACCAATTCGGGCTCAATAAATCTAATGCGTAATAAACCATCTTCATAGTTGGGAAACATACGCAGAAAGACTTCACCATCTGCATGTAATCTATAACAAATCTCAGATTCAACCTCTGACATCCTGTTATGTTCGCAGAATAGGTCTACTAGTTCTTGTACTTGTTTGACTAATTCATCACCAACACCATCTCTTTTAGGCACTACTTGATACGTGAATCCTGTCCCTACAACATACTTCTTAAAGGCTTCAATTGCTGATTGTGCGTATTGATTGGTTTGGCATATGCGTCTTTGTTCATCTCTGATAACCTTAAGTTGCCACCAGTTGATATAGTTGGGAAGGTCTTCACCAGCAAGCCTGTTATCCCTTCTTGCCATCCACGCTTGATCATAATTGTCACCATCCAAGAAACCATAGGTTGGCGCAGCAGCAAATAGGTCTGGACCATAATTTCCATATGGAAAGAATGGCAATGGTGCACTAACATCAAATGTAGATTCTTTAATGTTCTTAGGGTCTTTAGGCTTGTCTTGACTCATAGTTCACTCCTACTTATAATAAGTGGCTAAATTTCCCTAATACTTATACAAATGAACTCAACATTATCACCGTCACACCAGTCTGCTGATAAATAATGCAAATTAGAATAATCATCATAACCATAAGAAAATGCTGCAAATGTCTCTAGGAATTCATCTTCCTCAACTTGGTCTTGATATTTATCCCACAAAGCTTTAACAGCTATTTGTGTGGGGCAAAATGTATTATCCCATGTTACTTCTGTTTCATATGTTAAATGTTTCTTTCTGGGAAATTCATATTCATCATTTTCATCATATTCAAACTCAGCATGATATTCTTTAACTTTATACTTAGCCATAAGCTATGATCCCCCAATTCTTATATGATGTTCCCATAGTATCATAATCGAACCATAATTTTCTAAATTTAATAACACTAATGGTTTGATAATCTATTAGAGCGGGGTCCATGATTAAAATGCTTCTATTATAAGTCTTTATTAATATCACCCAATGACCTTCATAACACGCTATAATAGGCACTTTCCTTCTCAGCCAATACCTAACTGTTAACCAATCCATGTTTCCTGAGAGCACATTAAAATCTCTACTTCTAAGTTGATACTCAATTTGTCTAGGTGATGCTCCATCCTCTGCACTAGCAAACTTTAAATCCTTTACATTTTCCCCGTAATATTTCAGTATTGATGTAACACAAGCTTCGCCACAAGAGTAATTATTATGCTGATTTATGATGGGAACAATTCTCATACACGCCCCATATATCTCTCCGACATATTCTTAGGAGGCTGATAATAACACAGATTAAATGCATCAGCCAAGTCGGGACTATGTTTCAAACGTTGTTTAGTCACTTTCTTTGCCTCCACCACTCTGCGACCTAAATTATCCATTGCATATACTGGACTCAATAAGTCCTGTATCAATTCCTTTCTAACATCTTCCGGCACATCCTTGCTCAAACCTATATGACCATCAGTTGCTAAATTAGCAGTCTCCAACCACAACTCAGATCTAATGTTAGGATACTCTCCCTCCCAATAAGACTTCATTGCTGAATTGACTGGCACATAAGTAAACCTGCTATGACCAAGCATATTATGGTCACCAAAACCAGCTCCAACTCCACAACTATCATAAATAACAGGTATCTTAGTTGCCGGTTGACCCTTATGACTATACTTCTCACATAACTCCTGTACCCTTCTACTAGTTCGCTTCAATGTCCAACCATGATGCGACTCCATATGAATTACTGAATATCCTTTTCTTATACACATAGTTGTCCTATCATCACCAAACATAGCCAAGTCAACACCAATTTGACATAAGTGGTCTGGCAGTATAGTTTTAGGTTGATTCAATAGTTCAATGGATTGTTGTGACCATACAGAATTGATGGATCGTGTTGGATACATTCCCAGTATTTGCACTTCAAATAGTGGGTTATCAGTGTAATAATATTTATCATCAAACTTGAATGCTTTAGAGAAGTCTTCACCGTCTTGTAGTTCTCTACATTCAGCATTAACTCTATCTTTTACTGTGGTATATGCTATTGCCCCATCAATAATATTTGTTTTGTGGATTATATTCGGATGCAGCATAGCGGTCAGTTGTAGGATTGTGTGTCTTCCAGAGTTTTCTTCTCCGTAAACTGGACTTGAAATGTCATATGGGTTAAATGCGGATACAAACAGGTGACCTTTCCTGTTGTTCTCTGCCATGCTTCTAGCTCTTT